TTCAAAACCTCTTTTAAATGCTCACACTTAATTAGTAGAATATATCGAATATTATTAGGAGAGGAAGATATACCTACATCAGAAAAGAGTGTGTTTTTTAATAACAAGTCATACACCGATAAGGTAATGAATAAGTCTATCGATGATATGATAAAAGATAATAATAGATGATAGGAAAAATAGTAGGTGGCTTATTCGGCAAAGTAGTAGAAAATGCAGAGGGAATACTTGACAAAGTTATTACGACAGACAAAGAAAGAGATGAAGCTAAGCTTGCTCTCAAGCGTTTATTACTCGAAGCCGAACAAGAAGCTTTTAAACAAGAGGTCGAAGACCGAAAGAGCGCTCGCGATATGTATAAAGACGATGCGCTTATTCAAAAGATACTTGCGTCATTATTCACGTTAGCATATTTTGGATTAAGTTTCATGATGTTTAGATACTTTGTAATGGGTGATCTAGAACTAGGGGAATTTGAGATAAGTTTTATCTCTACAATATTTGGTGCTATGAGCGCAAAAGTTAATACGGTAGTCGATTTCTTTTTCGGCGGATCGTCAAAAAAGAATGAACAACAAAATAATAAATAATTATGGCAAAGAATCAACCTCAAATAGATATAGGTCAAAGTGGTGGAGCTTTTATGGATAACTCCGAAACGTATTCGCCTCCCACAGATAAAGTTGTAGTAGCGATAAATGCTATATCAGACACTAAGTTTGCTTCAGGTGGTTTAGTACCATCAAACACAACTGGTAGCTATCATATAGGAACAACAGTAACAGCAAGTGCAACTGGAAATGGAACCAACGCTATCGCTATCGTAGGTGGTGGTAGTGGCACAGTTCTTAAACAAGGAGCCTGGCTATATGGTAGATGGACAAGTGTAGCGCTTCAATCCGGAACAGTAGCTATTTACTTAGCAGACGCTTAAAAAATAAAATTATGGGATATTTAGATAATTCAGTAGAATACGGATTTGGACAGTTAGGTAGTGGACACTTACAAGCTGGTAGTAGCCAACTGACACCACCATCTGGTTTAGTTATAGTGGCTATTTCTTTTTTAGATGAAATAATTTTATCTGAATTAACCCCAGTTCAAATTAACGGTGTTGATACGTACTTTGGAACAACGGCTACAGCTAATACAGCTGGTGGTAGTGTTGTTATTGACACTAGTACTAAGTTTCCCAAGGGGATAACAATATACGGTCGATGGGAATCAGTAACAATGAACGCAGCTAACGATCATGGTATTATAGCTTATTACGGTAGATAATGCTAGGTTTATCAAATGGGTTAATGTACCCAAAGTATAACTTTGTAAAAGAGATATTTTTACCATTATCACCAAATGAAATACAAAGTAGCACAAGTCATTCATGCTTAATGTGGTATGATTTCACCGACACTACAACTATGTATACAGATGCCGGCTCAACCAATGTTTCTAGTAACAATGATAAAATATATAGAATAACAAACAAGAGTGCTGCTAGTGGAGGAGATAGATTAACAACATATCTACAGCAAACTACATCTAGCCTAAGACCACAGTATAAAACAGCTGGATATGCTCAATTTTATGGTGACTATATAGGTGGAGCAAGAGATAATAGTGGCACAGCAGTTGGTAATGCTGGTACTAATTGTTTTAGCAACAAAAGTGGTATTGAAGCTGACGAATTATCTATTTTTGTAGTTGCTAATATGACTACTCACAATCCAAATTGGCTAGCTCCATATCTTGATATGTTTATAACTCATGATAGCAGTCAAACTGATGAGTATTTTAGATACTTTAACATGATAGCAGGGGGTGCTAATAACAAGGTTGTTAATTGGATGAATTTTGAAAATAGACCTAATGGAGAGGGAGATACAACCGGAAGAATCGTGTCGGATATGGGATATGGAACTAATAATATAGAAGCAAATACCGATAGAACATTTTGGTTATCTGATGCAATTAACAATAACTTAGATATTAAAATGACATTAACATCGCCAAACGCTATACGTTTTGCTACAGGTGATCATATAGATGATAACACTGTATATGGAACTTGGGGTCTTCAAGAACCTCATGAAAAATATTATAGATTTGGTACAGGTAGTGATGGTGGCAGTGCTATGAGTCATGACTACAATATCGCTTTTAATAAAACCTCTGGAGAAAACGTTATTGTTGTAGGAGCTGTTGCTGCTGACTTATCACAAGCTCTTTTTCATCTATCGAATGGATGGGTTAAACACATTATAGTAATGGAGGGAGATATGTACTCAGATGATACATACAAAAATTTAGTAGAATACTTAAAAAATAATTAAATAAAATTAAATAAAATGGGAAAAACACAAGAAAAAGAAATAGAATTAAAGGTAAAAGCAGAAAAAATATCAGAAGAACACTTAAAAGAACTTCAACAACTAATTAATTCTTTAAATCAAACACATATTAATATAGGTAAAATCGAATCACAAAAACACAGTTTACTTCACAATATAGCTGTACTACAAGATAAGGTTTCAGTAATGCAAGACACGTTTAAGAAAGAGTATGGTACAGATGATGTCAATGTAATAGATGGTAAAATAAACTGGCCTGATGAAAAGAAAGAAGATAGTGATGAAAAATAATATCATCAGAAAAATTACCATAGGTAAAGACTATAAAAATGACTCCATGCATTATGCTGTTAACCAGGAAGTGTATGGAGGTCATAGTATCTGCGATATAATAGAAGAAGATGACAAGTATTCTATTTATATTAAAAAAGGAGAAGTAGTTATTCCATGGAAAGATTTTAATAAAAATATGGCTATATCGGTTGAATACAACTTGGAGTACTAATGAAAGCTTATAAAGATTATATAATATCACCAACCGGTGGTAGATATAATAATTCTAAAAAAGTTGATGATAAAGAATTAATATTAAACACAGAAATATTTAATCATCAATATATAAATAGAAAAGCAAAAGTAATCGCTACTCCACTATTATTTTCATCACCTTTAAATGTAGGTGATGATATAATAGTTCATCATAACATATTTAGAAGATGGTTAGATGTCAAGGGCATAGAAAGAAATAGTAGATCTTATTGGAAAGAAGATATGTATATTGTGTCAGAAGATCAAGTATATTTATATAAAAAAGAAAATTGGATTGCTATGCCTGGTTATAGTTTTGTAAAACCATTAACATCTATTGATAAGTTAAAAAGCGAAACTGAAAGACCTTTAGTTGGCGTTATTAAATATTCTGATGGAACTTTTAAAAATAATAGAGTTTTAAATAAATTTATTACAATTAAATATGAATATCAAGGAAACGAAAAAGAATATAATCCAAGCTGGGCACAAAGCGGTTGAGGAATTAATCAAGGTCGCTAGAGAAGAGATAGTTGATTCAGACGAAGATATATCAGCTGATAGATTAAAGAACGCTGCAGCTACAAAAAAGTTAGCTATATTTGATGCCTTTGAGATATTAAATAGAATTCACGAAGAGGAAAACATGCTAGAAGGCAAGCCTGTAGAAGAGGAAAAGAAAAGTACCTTTAAAGGATTCGCAGAGGGAAGATCTAAATGATGTACGAACAAACATTATATAAGGTTGTAGAACCAGTAAAGTTAAATACCATTAAAAGATTGAACAAATCTAAAAAGTGGGAATACGGTTATAATAAAGAAAATGATATTGTTGTTATTAGTAAGAGTGGACAAATTGGTAAAATACTTGAAATACAAGGTTTTCAAATAGCTTTACCCAAAGAACCCAAGGAAGTTTACTCCTATAGCAAAAAAAAAGAAGAACAGAAGTGGAAACAGTTTCCCGCTAATCCTGAGTTTAAAAGAATTAAAACAGTATTTGATTGGCAAGATTATCCAGATGATTTTAAAGAAAAACATTATGGATATATAGATCAAGAGTTTAAAAGAAGAGAAGAAGGATTTTGGTTCATGAATAATGGTAAACCAACATATATAACAGGTACGCATTATATGTATCTACAATGGAGTAAAATAGATGTTGGTGCTCCAGATTTTAGAGAGGCGAATAGATTGTTCTTTATATTCTGGGAAGCTTGTAAAGCAGATAAGAGATGTTATGGAATGTGTTATTTAAAAAATAGACGTTCTGGTTTTTCTTTTATGAGTTCAGCTGAAACTGTTAATTTAGCCACATTAGCTAGTGATAGTAGATTTGGTATATTATCTAAAACAGGTGCCGATGCAAAAAAGATGTTTACAGACAAGGTGGTGCCTATTAGTATTAATTATCCATTTTTCTTCAAGCCAATACAGGACGGTATGGACCGACCAAAGTCCGAGCTCGCTTACAGGGTGCCAGCAAAAAAGTTTACTCGTAGAAAAATGAGAGAACGAGAGGAGCAAGATGATATGGAGGGTCTTGACACAACTATAGATTGGAAAAATACAGGTGATAATAGTTATGACGGTGAAAAACTATCTTTATTAGTTCACGATGAAAGTGGTAAGTGGGAAAGACCTGATAATATAAAGAATAACTGGAGAGTTACAAAAACTTGTTTGCGATTAGGTAGCAGGATTATAGGTAAGTGTATGATGGGTTCAACAAGTAACGCGTTAGATAAAGGAGGTGACAATTTTAAAAACCTATATTACAATTCAGATGTCAAACAAAGAAACCGTAATGGACAGACTAAGTCAGGATTATATTCTCTGTTTATCCCTATGGAATGGAACTACGAGGGATTTATTGACGAATATGGACAACCCGTATTTAATATTCCTGAAAAAGAAACATTTGATCCACATGGATTAGAGATAGATTATGGCGTGATAGACCATTGGAATAATGAAGCGGAGGGCTTAAAAGACGACCAAGATGCTTTAAATGAATTTTATCGTCAGTTTCCTAGAACAGAAGAACATGCTTTTAGAGATGAGACGGGTAATAGTTTATTTAACTTAGTTAAAATATATGAGCAAATAGATTTTAATGAGGGTAATAGAAATTCATCAGTGTTAACACCAGGTAATTTTCAATGGACACAAGGGGTTAAAGATACTCAAGTTGTTTTTAATCCAGATCCTAACGGTAGGTTTAAAGTTAGTTGGGTGCCTAGTGGTAAATTACAAAATAACGTTATAATTAAAAATGGCGTAAAACATCCAGGCAATGAACACATGGGTGCATTTGGTTGTGACTCATATGATATATCAGGAACAGTAGATGGAAGAGGATCTAAAGGAGCTTTACATGGATTAACTAAGTTTTCAATGGAAGACGCTCCAGCAAATACCTTCTTTTTAGAATATATAGCTAGACCACAAACAGCTGATATATTTTTTGAAGATATACTGATGGCGCTAGTATTCTATGGAATGCCATTGCTAGCAGAGAACAATAAACCTAGACTTTTATACTACTTAAGAAGAAGAGGGTATAGAGGTTTTAGTATGAATAGGCCAGATAAGATTTGGAACAAGTTGTCTGTCGCGGAAAAGGAAGTTGGTGGAATACCAAACTCAAGTGAAGATATAAAACAAGCTCATGCCGCCGCAATTGAAATGTACATTAATGACCACGTTGGGTTATTACAAGACGGAAGCTATGGGAATATGTATTTTAACGAAACACTAAACGACTGGTCAAAGTTTGATATAAATAAAAGAACAAAATACGATGCTTCAATAAGTTCTGGTTTAGCTGTAATGGCCTGCAATAGACACTTATATAGACCAAATCCAAAAGTAGAAAAACCTACATTAAACTTAAATGTATCTAAGTATAATAACAAAGGAGTAACATCACAAATAATTAAATAGAGATATGATAGATTCTCACGTACATTTTCCATCTCAAGCTGTTAGTGACATTGAAAAAATGAGTCACAAATATGGTGAGGAGGTTGCTAAAGCAATTAGAAACGAGTGGTTTTCAGAAAGCACAAATAAGTTTAGAGGAAATATAAATAATTTCCATAAGCTAAGATTATATGCTAGAGGTGAACAGCCAATACAAAAATATAAAAATGAATTATCAATCAATGGTGATTTATCTTATTTAAATCTTGATTGGAAACCTGTACCGATCATTCCTAAATTTGTAGATATCGTGGTAAACGGTATGGCTCAAAGAAACTATGAAATAAATTGTTTTTCTCAAGATGCTTATGGCATTAGCAAAAGAACAGAATACATGGAATCTATGCTTCGTGATATGAAGTCTAAAGAGTTCAATGATTTAGCTAAAAATCAATTTAATATTGATTTATATGAAAATAATAAAGAAGTACTACCAGATACGGAAGAGGAATTAAAATTACATATGCAGCTAACATATAAGCAAGCTGTAGAATTAGCCGAAGAGCAAGCCATAAATGTTTTAATGGAGGGTAGTGATTACGAGTTAATAAGAAGGAGATGCTTATATGATTTAACTACTATAGGTATTGCTGCTACTAAAACTAGTTTTGATTGGAGCGATGGCGCTGAAGTGGAATATGTTGATCCAGCTAATTTAGTTTACTCTCATACTGAATCTCCTTATTTTGATGACATATACTATATTGGTGAAGTTAAGGAAATACCAATAAACGAATTAGTAAAAGAATTTCCTGATTTAAGTGAATCTGAATTAAAAGAAATATCTGATAGATCTAGTGACCCACTAAGATATAAAGTTAATAAAGATAAAAACCAAATTCACGTTCTTTATTTTAACTATAAAACATATGCTAATGATGTTTATAAATTAAAGAAAACTGGAAGTGGTGGAGAAAGAGTTATCCAGAAAGACGATACTTTTAATCCGCCTGAAAATATGGACGGAGAATACAGCAAGCTAGAAAGAGTTGTTGAGTGTTTATATGAAGGTGTATATATTTTAGGTTGTGATAAATTACTAAGATGGAGAATGGTACCTAACATGATGAGAAGTCAATCTGATTTTAGTAAAGTTAAAATGAGTTATCAAATTGTGGCACCAAGAATGTATGAGGGGAGAATAGAGTCGTTGGTTGGTAGAATAACTGGTTTTGCTGACATGATTCAATTAACACATCTAAAGCTACAACAAGTAATGGCTAGAATGGTACCAGATGGTGTTTATCTTGATGCTGATGGTTTGGCTGAAATAGATCTTGGCAACGGAACAAATTAC